GTAGGGCTATTTACATCAAATCCAGATGAGGACGGAAGTGGAACAGAGGTATCTGGCGGTTCATACGCTAGACAATCTGGCTCATTTACCGTTTCTGGCAACACCGCTACTACAAATGCTGCTATTGAGTTCCCAACTGCAACTGCATCATGGGGAACGATTACTCACATAGGAATATACGACGCATCGACCGCAGGCAATCTTTTGGCTTATGCTGGATTAACAGCATCAAAAGCAATTGCTTCTGGAGATGTTTTCAGGATTCCTTCTGGGGACATTGACATCACGCTGGACTAATATAGATGGCTAGAGGATATGGTGTTGCCAATTATGGCGACGGATATTTTGGTACTACAAAATATGTAGACGCTGTTGCGGCCAGTGCTGCCTCAGCGTCTTTGTCCTCAAGCGGAACAAGAATAAAGTTAGGGGCATCAGCTATTGCCCCAGCTTTATCTTTGACGGCTAATGCCACATATACAGTTAATGCTTCTGCCGCAGTTAACGCACAAGTTGCGATTGGAACTCAAGGCGTTAGAATACAATTTGTAACATCTATTGTAGAAACGTCATCGACAACAGTATCTTCTGCTGAAAGAATAAGATTTGGAGACGGATCAACGATAAGCGCAACATCTTCGTTATCTAATCCAACTCCAATAGTTACTTTTGGCGGATCTGCAAATATTCCTTGTAGCTCTAGTGTAACCGCTAATTGCGAAAGAATATTTTTAGGCGTAGCAACTTCTTCTCCGTCTGCTTCGGTAACTTCTAGCGGTTTAATAGTAAAAGATGGATCTGGCTCACTATCTTCTTCATCTAGCGTAAGTAGCGTTGGCCAAATTACCGCAAATGGATTGGCTTATGTAATACCTCCAATTTTGTCTATTAGCGCAAATGGCCAAAGCATTTTAGTGGGAGCGGCATCGTCATCGGCATCATTGTCACCAACTATGGCTGGCACTAGAGTTAGATTAGCATCTTCTATAAAAGCATCTGAATCTTCATTGATGGCTATAGGAAGAAGAAAATGGGAAACAATTGCTGTAAATTCTGTAAATTGGACACAAATAGCCGCTTAAAAGGAGTTAGAAATGGCTGATACTACAACTACCAATTATTCTTTGACAAAGCCAGAAGTCGGCGCGTCTGAGGATACTTGGGGGACTAAATTAAATGACAACTTAGATACACTTGACTCAACAATAAAATCTGTATCAGATGCCTCAGTTACAACTGCTGGCACTGGTCTTTCGTTAGCGAGTCAAACTCTTTCACTAGACATTAATGGGTTAGCTTCTGTTACAGCAGCTACAGACGACACAGTTCCTGTTTATGATACTTCTGGATCTGCGGTAAAAAAAGTAACTGTTCAATCCATAATAGATAACGCCGCCGCTTTTGATTCAGGCACTTTAATGGTGTTTCAGCAGACAGCAGCACCAACTGGTTGGACTAAGCAAACTACTCATGATAACAAAGCGTTTCGAGTTGTTAGTGGTACGGCAAGTTCTGGCGGTTCAGTAGCCTTTACCACTGCACTTGCGTCAAAGACTCCAACTGGTTCAGTCAGTATTACAAGTGTTACTGGTTCTGCTGGGGCGACAACACTTTCAGTTGCCCAGATACCAAGCCACAGACACATTTCAACTGGTAGTTATTCCGCTCCTCCTTATGAGTATCCTGGCCCTAACGGAAGCCAGACTGGTGCAAGGTATGGTGGTTATGAAGGTGGAGGCGGATCTCACACTCACCCATTTAGTTTTTCAAGTGGTTCAGGTACGTTTAGTGGTGATGCAATTAACCTAGCTGTTCAATATGTAGATTTAATTATTGCATCTAAAGATTAAGGATATTTATGCAATTAAAAAACGGAACATTTTGTCCGCTTATAAAAAAAGATTGTGTTGGGATGAAATGCGCATGGTTTACTCGTATTCAAGGTTACGATATGAATACAGGTAATCAAGTAGATGAGTGGCAATGCGCTATATCTTTAATGCCTATGTTGCTTATTGAAAATTCTGGGCAACAAAGACAAACGGGAGCGGCAGTAGAAAGTTTCCGTAATGAAATGGTAAAAGCCAATGATCAAACAGCAAAAGTTTTGTTAGCTAATGTAAATAAAAATTTAATAGGGAGTAAGTAATGAGAATTGTAATACTTAAATCAACTGGCACTGTCCAAAAAAATGGTGTTTCCAGAGATGATCTTGATTTGTCGTCATGCGGACTCCCAAGCAACTTATGGGCTTTGCAATGGAATGAACAAGGAGATAACACTGGACATTTAGAATTTGTTGGCGCTGATGTTCAAAATGAAACAATAACTGAATTACCTTCATGGGTAAATTCATGTTTAACTGTTTGGCAAGCCGAATTAGATAGAGAGGCTGCAGAAATAGCGGCAGAAATGGCTGCACAGGAGTCAAATCCATAATTTATGTTTAATCTAAAAGATTACATTTTTGTTTTTGAAAATATAGTACCAAATGAATTATGTGAAATGATTGTTTCAGAGTACGAAAAAGAAGAGGATTGGATTACTACTTCGATAGGAAAAGGAACAGTTGATGAAGATATGAGAAAGTGTAAATCTCTTCCTATATCTCATAAAATGATTATTTTAAAAAATCAAAAAGTTAGACAAAACATAGATGATGAATTGTTTAATTGCAGTTCAAATGCAATACAAAAGTATAACGAAAAATTTCCTTTTGCTTATATAGAGCAAGATGAAGGTTATACATTATTAAGATATAAAGAAGGTGAATTTTATAAAGAGCATACGGATAGTTACAAATTGTTTCCGAGGTCTGTATCTTGTGTTTTTGCTTTAAATGACGACTATGAAGGCGGAGAATTTGCTTTTTTTAATAAAGAAGTAAAGTACAAACTAAAAAAAGGTTCTGCATTAATGTTTCCTTCAAGTTTTATGTATCCACACGAAGTTTTACCAGTTACTAAATCTGTGAGATATTCTATTATCACATGGTTTTTGTAGGAGATCGAAGTGGCTTTTATACCATTGCAAATACCGCCAGGTGTAGTTAGGAACGGAACGGATCTTGAGCAGTCTAATAGATGGCGAGACGCTAATTTAGTTAGATGGCACAACGGCTCAATGAGGCCTGTTGGCGGTTGGTCTACAAGAGTTAGTTCGGCTTTTGATGCCGCTCCTAGAGGTATGCATGCTTGGGCAGACAATAGTGATGGGACTCAAATAGCAGCAGGAAATTACGATACTCTTTATTATGTAAACGCTTCTGGAACGGTATTTGACATTACTCCTGCTGGACTTGTCGCAGGAAATTTGCATGCAATAGTTAATACTGGATATGGCGGTGGATATTTTGGAACTGGATATTTTGGCGTACAAAGACCAAATTCTGGAGTTTATCAAGAAGCTACAACTTGGTCTTTAGATAATTTTGGAGAATATTTAGTAGCATGTAGCTCAGAAGATGGAAAGTTGTATGAATGGCAGCTTAATTCTGCAGTTGTTGCCGCTCAAATTTCAAATGCGCCAATAGATAATCTGGCACTCATAGTTACTGAAGAGCGTTTCTTATTTGCTCTTGGCGCTGGCGGGAATCCTAGAAAAGTACAATGGTGCGACAGGGAAGATAATACAACTTGGACTCCAGCAGCTACAAACGAGGCTGGAGACATTGAATTACAAACTTCTGGTCAAATAATGACTGCCGTAAGAGTTCGAGGGCGCACTTTGATAATTACGGATAACGATGCGCATACGGCTACCTATTCTGGCCCTCCATTTGTATACGGATTCGAGCGAGTTGGTACTGCCTGTGGCGCAATATCAAGAAAATGCATTGCCGCAGTTGATGAAGGCGCGTTTTGGATGGGCAATAGAGGATTTTTTGTATTTGATGGATCTGTTGCTAAAGAAATTAAATGTGAAGTAAGTGATTATGTTTTTTCTGACATAAACAGAAATCAAATATCAAAGGTTTATGCGGTACACAACAGTCAGTATGGGGAAATATGGTGGTTTTTCCCTGGCGGATCATCGCTGGAAAATAATAAATATGTTGCATTTGATTACTTAGAAAACCATTGGGAAATAGGTGAAATTGCAAGAACAGCCGGTATTGATAGGGGAGTATATAAAAATCCTATATGGGCAGACGCAAGTGGAAACCTATACAATCACGAGCAAAGTGCAAGTTTAGGTCATGGAGGGGCAACTGTTTTTGCGGAATCAGGCCCAATAAGTATTGGTGCTGGCGATAACATAATGAAAGTTACTAGCCTAATTCCTGATGAAAAAACTCAGGGAGACGTAACGGTTACATTTAAAACTAGGTTCTATCCAAACGACTCAGAATCATCTTTTGGCCCATACACCATGTCAAATCCGACTGACGTTAGATTTACTGGTAGACAGATAAGGATGAGAGTAAATGGTAATGTAAATACCGATTGGAGGGCAGGAATTATGAGAGTTGATGCGGTTCCAGGAGGTAAACGTTGACGTTACCTACCGTACCGCCTCCACCACATGGAGGAACATGGCAAACTTGGGCTGAAAGGCTAAATGCCTTTCTCGCAAGATCAAAAAATGCTTTAAACTATCTCACATCAAATGATTCCGCCGCAGATGACGGTCTAATTATGTGGGATCGCTCAATAGAGCATCCTGTGGTTTCTATTGACGGAGAATGGGTTCCTCTTGCCTATGGTGACAATGAATACATGGGCTATGGATATGGCGCATTTTTAGATTTTAGCGATCAAACCGCAGGAACAGTTGACACCGCAACGGCTATAACTTGGGGCCAAACGGCATATTCAAAAAATATATCTGTAGGCAGTCCCAGCAGTAGAATAGTGTTTCAAAAAGCAGGAAAATACTACATTCACTTTACTGCACAACTAAATTCTCAGTCAGCGAATGCAAAAACATTTTGGTTTTGGCCAAGGTTAAACGGAACTGACGTAACTGGTTCCACCATGAGAATAACGTTGCACGATAACAATGAGGCAAAAACCATAGCGAGGTCGGCCATATTCGATGTATCTGCAAATGACTATTTAGAGGCAATGTTTGCCGTAGATGACCTAGATACAGCCTTGAAATCATACGCGGCAGAAACATTTTGCCCAGCAGCTCCATCTGTAACTTTGATGATAAAAAGCATAGCTTAATGACAAATAATGACAGAAATACTCTTACAGAGGAGCTTGTCAGGTGCAAAGTTTGGATTGAAAACGCTTTGGCTTACTCTGGCGATACTCACAGTTTCGACGATATTGCTCTTGGCGTTCTTTGCCACCGTTATCAGTTGTGGCCTCTTGAGAATAGTTGTGCGGTGA